TTATAGTTCAAACGCTACTATCGTTTCCTTTGGCAACTTCTCGTTTTCGCAGTTTAGAAGGTAGGCTATTGCCTTGTTCGCAAAGCGGTTTGTTTTCATTGTATCCCAATCGGCAAGTCGGACTATTTCTGATGTGCCGTTCTCAAAATCAAATGAAATCTGACCCCATTCGCCGTCGCAGTCTGCTTGGTATTCGTAGATTGCGGTGGCGATTTTCTTTTTTCGTTTGGTCTTGGATTTCTGTTTCAAGCGGACAGCATGGATTGCGCCCTCGGCAACCAACAATTCTGTCAGTTTGTCCACTGCTCTGCGGTAGGCTCGCTCCGCACCGCTGGCAGTGCTGCCCTCAAACATTACAGCCAGTTCCTCAAAGGTGGGACGGCCTTTCCATGAGCCGACATGCCCGCAGGTCATGCAGATTGCCAGCCGCTTTTCAAGCAAGGTCTGTTCCCGGTAGTTCAGCTTATCAAAAGCTCGCTGCACCTTTTCTGCCTGTATGCCGTTCCAGAGGATGTCGGAGTAGTTCCAAGTATCATCAAGAGCAACATCTTCGCCCGTTTCCTCGCCGTCCTCATGGCAAGAAATGATGGAATAGACCGCACCGTAGCCCGGAATCAGGACTTACCGACACCGGACGATGTGGCAAAAATACAGGAACACAATGAGCGAGAAAAGGACAGTTACAGCAATCAAGACATTCCAGCGTACCGCCATTCGCCAGAATATCGATTACCTCAAACAGCTTATCAAGATTTTTATTTTGCTTTTTGGCAAGCTTCAGATCCTTTTTAAACTGATTGGTAAACTGAATGTCGTATTTCATACGTCGAGAGCTGCCTTAAGCGCATCCATACTGGAATAACGCGGAGCAGAAGGATCCTTCATCATTTTTCTGCCTTCTTCAATGGCAGCGGCTGTAGTATCATTCGGTACTTCCAGTTTTAATTCGAAAGGAATACCATGCTCACGGATAGCGGTTCTCAGGAACATATTTATAGCAGTTGTCATATTCAGACCAAGCTCATTGAAGATTTCCTCCGCCTGCTCCTTGATTGCCTTGTCTGTACGAATATTTAAATTAGTTGTTGTCATACAGAACACCTCCATTCAAGTATAGTATATGCAGAAATTCGGCTAATGTCAATACAATGTCATTATACGAGCTGTGAATTTTCTGTTAAAATGCATCGAAGTACCTCTGCGTAGCAATCTGTGCATAGCCCTTGTATTCAACATTGCTGCTCTCTGCGTACATATCGTTCACCATTCCGATTGTGAGTAAGTCAAGATCCCGGATGGAGATGCCGAGCTGTACGCAGCGAAGCAGAAACAATGGTGTGGTCATCGGGCGGTCAGTTGCGTGAAGTTTTTTTTAGACTCCACATTCGTCTGGACATTCAGTCCCCATAGTTCGATGATCTTAGGAAACATCTGGTAGATGGAGAAGGTGCTGAATTCATCCAGCCACTCCTCCGGGCTGTCCGGGATGGAAGAATCTGAGTGCTTTGCCATGATGTAGGCGATATTCTCGAACATCTCAAGGGAGAACATATCGAGGTGAGAGGAATCCTCATCACCGTTTCCGACTGCCTTTCCGAGCGCCTCGAGATTCTTGTAGATATCCCGATGGAACTTGATGCGGTAAATACGCGGAATGGCAGCAGATGCCTTGAAGGGCACCTGCTTTCCGTCAATCTCAATCTTCTGAATCATACTCATAATGCAATCACTCCTTTACTGCCTTCGCGGGCTTTGCTGCAGACTGCGTTGCTGCATCGTTCTCTGCCGCAGGCACATATACTGCTTTGTACCAATCAGCATAGGTAGTAGCATCCGTGGTATTTCCGGTCTTTGCTTTCACCATCCCATTAGCAAGCGGAACAGCCTTCAGAGAAAGTTTCTCCGTCTGTACTCCCTTGGAATCTAATGTTTCCTTCAGTACGTCCGTGCGGAAGGACTCCGGAATTAATGCAAGCTCCAGATCTCCGTCATAGCCACAGTTATTGTTGATTACGTAATATACACCACCATCCGCGTAAAAGTTCTCCGGCTCACCATTTGCATCCAGTGAGATCGATACGGAGCCTGGCATCGGGACCGGCGTTCCGAAGGTGGGGGTGCCATCCTCGCCAATGGTAAGGAGTGCATAGTGCGTATTCTTCAGGTTGAATTTCACCTTATTTGCTTTTTCAGCCATTGTTAATTTACCTCCATTTCAAATGAATACAGGACTTCGTAAAGCTTCTCCGATTCGATCCAAGTCTCGGATTTTTATAAAAATGCCATGCTGATTGAGCACGGCTTCTATACGCTGTTCTGCCGACAAGTCCTTGCAGTCGGTATACAGTTCGATGTGAATTTCATTGATCTTATAGTAGACCTGTTCGTCTGCCGCGAAGTTGTCACTGTTCGGTGTAAGATAACAAATAAACGGCGGATCCGGGCTTTCTCCCTCTGCAAAGTGGTCATAAGCAAAGGGAAGGCCTATTTTATTCATGATTTCGATTAACTTCTCCATGTGTTATCCTTTCAGGGCCTTTTCAATTTCACGCTCCAGTGTATCAATCGCTTTTTCTTCCGCTGGTGTGATATGGGGCCTTGCGGCGACACGGCCACCACCTCGCTTGGCATGACCAAATTCCAGAAGGTGGGCCAGCTGATAGCGGTTTTTAGAATGAACCACAAGCGCCAGAGAATTGGATGTTTCCTTTTGCGTTTTCACGGCCCAGCTCTTTGCGTATTTTCCGGTGTCCTTGGGAGCGGTTGCAGCAATCTCATCCTTGATGGTTTTACCAGCCTTGCGGACCGATGCTTTTAGGTCATGCCAAGCAATCCAGAGTCAACTATAGAAATGTGGAAACTAAGGGAGCAGGCAAGTAGAATTGACAGAATTATCGAATGGTAAAAAAGTAGATTCACGGATATAACAGGAATTAGTAATGAACCATGGCATTACCGTTATGTTGGAACGACTGTCGCTAAAATAATGAAAGAAGAAAATTTATGTTTGGAAGAATATTTAGAAAAATATAAATAAAAACAAAAGAAAATTCTAACTTTTTTTATAGTAGGATTGTTATATTATTTAGAAAACAGAGGGAGCAAATTTGCGAATGGAATACAAAACTGATTCTTTGTTAGTACATCTAGCAAGAGCAGGAGATGAAGATGCGTGTGAAAAATTGGTCAAAAAATATTACTCAAGTATATATCAATATTGTTTGCTACATATCAATGATCCATATGAGGCAGAGGATTTGACACAAGAAGTGTTTACACGTTTCTTTTCCAATTTATATAGATATAAAGAATATGGAAAAGTTAAGAATTATCTTTATACAATTGCCGGAAATACCGTTAAAAATTATTACAAAAAGAAAAAAGATATTCCATCAGAGGAACTGCTAAAATCAGAGGACTGTAGTAAAAATCATGTAGAAGAGCTAGGAGTCCGATTAACTATTGAACAGGCAGTGAGAAAGTTACCGGAAGAAATTAGAGAAACGGCAGTTTATATTTTTTTCAGGAATTGAAGCAAAGAGAAATTGCAGAATTACTTCATATCAAACTTTCTCTTGTAAAATATCGAATCGGAAGAGCAAAAGAACTTTTAATGAAAGAGTTGGAGGTGAAAAAAGATGAAGAATTATAAGCAACAAATAAAGGAATATAAAGAGGAGATTGAAGAAAAGTATGTAAGGGCTGAAGCAGAGAACAAAACAGTAAAAGCATGTCAGAATATTTTGTCAGAGTCGGTTTTATCGAAACAATCGCATAGAACATCTTATTTTGAATTTTTGTATGAGCAGACAAAATTCATAAAAAAAGATGGTGGATTTTACAAGGTTGTGTTCTTATGTGTTTATGGATATGGTTGA